TACACAAAGTTGTGTAGTCTAGAACAAAGTGCTGTGGAGTAGCTATGGCAGAAAATCAAGTAAATATTAATCTTAGTTTGTTAGATCAGCAAAGTACTATTAAAAAACGAACTGCTGAAGTAGAAAACTTAAATAACCAACTAGATAAAACACAAAAATTAGCTAGTGGAGGAATCCCTGCTACCGGAACTAAAACCGGAGCACAAGCCCTGCGCGCCACAGAAGCACCAGACTCAACTGTTAGACTACAGCGCACTGTTGTTACTACCGGGCTGCAGGATAGTAGACGGGACCAAACTAGGCCACAAATTCGTCGTGCAACATATGGTGATAGTGAAGACTATGCAATGGCTGGCGGAATTACTGGTCGCGGAGGTGCCAGCGCTAGAGATTTTGCTGATGAGGCTAGAGGGCTAGGCGGTTTGGTTAGATTATATGCTACATGGGCAGCAAATATATTTGCAGTTAGTGCTGCATTTACTACTCTTCGCGAAGCCATGCAAACAGATATGTTGTTAAAAGGTTTAGATCAACTTGGTGCAAGTAGCGGTATAGCGCTAGGAGGATTGGCAAAACAATTTGCAGCTACAACAGATGGAGCAATAAGCTTACGTACAGCTGCCGAAATGACAGCAAAGGCTGTTAGTAGTGGCCTAAGCCCCGAACAGTTATTAGACTTAGGAAAAGTAGCTAAGGGTGCTAGTCAAGCACTAGGCGTTAATATGGAAGATGCAGTAAGCAGACTTACACGTGGTATAGTTAAACTAGAGCCAGAACTATTAGATGAATTAGGTCTATTTACTAAAACAGGTAAGGCTGCAGAAGAATACGCGCGAATGGTTGGTAAAAGTGAAAGTCAATTGAGTGATTTTGAGCGACGTCAAGCATTTGCCAATGCCGTATTAAAAGAAGGAAAAGATAAATTTGGCGAAATTGCTCAAGCAGGCAATCCTTATGATCAACTATTAGCTAGTTTTAAAAATGTTGCTCAAGATATATTAACAGTTGTAAACGCCGTAATAGGTCCTGTAGCAAAATTTTTAGCTAATAATACAGAACTTATTGGTATAGCTATAGCTGCTACTGTTGCAAAAATAACAACTCAAGCTATACCTGCTCTTACTCAGTGGCAAGTCAATCTTCAAAAAACGGCTGATATAGCTAAACAAAAGGCCGTAGATATTAATCAAAGTTTTGCAAAGAATTTATACGATACTAGAGTTGCACAATCAGAAGTACCAAAGCTACAAAAAGAACTAGAAAATCAATATCAAAAATTAGGATTTGCTGCAGCAGCCGGATTCAAAAATTTAAGTCCAGCCGAGCGAAAAAATCTAGAAGAAGGAATTAAAACCCGAGAACGAACCATTAGCGAAATAACCGAAAGAATTGCTGCTAGCGAAGAATTTCAACGTGAAGGGGCACGTGGCAGAGCACAGAAAGTTGCTGCTGCAAATGCCGCTAGAACTAATTTAATTGCTGAATTACCTACAATAGTAGGAGAGCAAGGACTTGGCAGAGGTCTGGTACAATTTTATTCTAAAGTATCAGCAGACAAGGATATACAACAAGTAGGTCGATTCGGAACTTTTGTAAAAGGAACATTTGTAGCATTAGCAGCAGAAGGAGCTATATTAGGCAGAGCTTTTGCTGCATTTTTACCAGCTTTACAAATAGCCGGTCTGGTACTATACGGGTTAGAAGCATTATTTAGTAAAAATGCTAAAGAAGTAAAAATATTAGGAGATGCAGTAAGTAGTATGGAAGAATCTACAAAAACTGCTACTAATACAATGGAAAAATTTATGGGTGTAATGAGCCCAGAAGCAGTTGTTGCTGTATCTAATAATTTTAATAGTTTAACAAAAAGTTTAGGTGATAGTGCCAAAGCTTTCAAAGAGTTTGAAAAAGCTAGTAGTGGTTTTGACAAATTTATGGAAACCTACAAGGGCAGCCCTCTTTTATCAGGAGCTACAGGTGCAGCTACAGGTGCATTAATAGGAAGCTATGTTCCTGTTATAGGAACAGCAGCTGGAGCCTTACTTGGCGGTGCTATAGGTGCAGGCTATGGTCTTATGACTAAGGGCGAAAAAACCCAGGCTGCAGAAGGCGTTGCAGATTTATTAGTACAATCAATAAAATCTGCGCCTGAAGGCGAAATAAAAGATAATTTATCTAAAAAAGTTTCACAGGCACTTGGCGGTACAAAATTAGATAAAAAATCAATGCAAAAGTTTTTAGAAGGTGCAGATGATTTAGGTAGTGTAATAGATAGATTAAAAGATATTTTTCAAGTTACAGATAGTATATTACAGCAATCTAAAGTATTTATAAAAAATGTTGAGGAATCAACAAAAAAGCAGGTACAAAGCTACCAAACACTAGCTAATAGCGTGCGAGACAATAGTCCATTAACTGTATTTTTAATGGACACATTAAACCGCACGCAAAGTATTGTAGCAGCATTTGGTGATGTATTAGCTGCTCGCGCATCATTAGAAAGTTTGTCGCAAACTGGCCCAGCACTAGTAGGATTAAGTGGCAATGATCTAACTAACATGCAAAATATTATTAGTAATTACGACATTATTATATTAAAAGAAAAAGATTTAACCAAAGAGATTAAAAAACGTAAAGAAGAATTTGAAAAAACCACTGGTAAAACCTTTGAAGATTTTGCTAAAACTTTTGACACTAAATTAAAAGTTGGCAAGGCCAGACCAGAAGATGCTGAGTTTGAGGCAATTAGAGCACAAGAAAGTAGATTAAAAGATTTTGAAGCTCAAATACAGCAGTTGAGTAATCAAGCGGCTGATATTGCTCAAAGTACTGTAAGTATTACTATGGGCAAAATGATGCAAGCTCATGAGTTAATGATGAAAAAAACGGCCCTAGAAGCAGAACGAGGATTATTATCATTAACCGGACAAACAGTTACCAGTGCGAGAATAGAAACTCAAATTAATAAAGAAATTATTAGAACAGAATTAGCTCTTGTAAATATTAATCGTGATTTAATAATGCAACTAGAGTTAAATAGAATATCTACCGAACAGTTAAAAGATGCTCAACTATTAATTTATTATAACGAAAAATTACGTGATAGTAAGTTAGATAATGATCAACGAAAATTAATAGAGCAACAAGTTTCGGGATTAAATAAAAAACTACAAACTTATGGTGGTAGAACAGCACAAACAGTTGGTGGCATAGATATTGCCGGAACTGAAATGGTAGACAGCTCAGAAGTAGCAAAACAAATAGCAGGTTTTGCAAATCGCGGAGATGCTCGTGGACTAGAAGAGTTTATTAATAGAACCGGTGCTACTGCTTATCAATCTATGCTGCCTATGATAATGAAAACTGCTGAAGACAGACGTCGTGCAGGTATGCAGTTAGCCGCCGAAGACGTTAAAGGTATAGTAAAAGAAACAGAGCGCGCACTAGCAGAAGAATATAAAAATGCTGAAAGTAGTTATAAGCTTCTTTCAACTAACATGTCTGCGTTTGCTCAAGCAATTGGTGGGGGCTTTGGACAAACACTCAATAATTTTGCAGCAACGGTAAAAGATAATTTAGATTTAAAAAAGATAGATGATCAAATAACTGCGCAGCAAAAGATATTAGAAAGTGCAGCACCTGAATCTACAAAAATTGCGGCAAAAGCATATATAGATACGCTTAACACACAAAAAACAAGATTAACTACAGAACAAAATCTCAATCAAATAATTAGAGATAGAAATGCTGAAATTCAAATAAATATAGATAAAACTAAAGCATTATCAGACGCATCTATTGCTGGTATAGAAGCCCAAATGAGGCTGATAAATACTAGTACAGCAGCTGGCATGCAACAAGCTGAAGAAATGCGCCAAAGAATAGTGCAAGAACGCTTAGCGGCCGAAAGTAGAGTTTTTCAAATACAAACTGCTGATATGCGTGGTAGGATAAGTGAATTAGCAGGCGAAAGGGCCAAAGCTATGCAAGAAGGTGGAATTGGCGGGTATGCCTTCGATCAATCACAACAAGGCCAAGAACTAAGCAAATTACAAAGAGCTCTAGCAGGACAAGAAGAAATTCGTGGAATGACTACAGGAGCCGCTGCCGTACGTGAAATATCAGAGCAACGCATGGCCGGCATAAATCAAGCCTTAAAATCTTATGATGAACTAATAGCTAGAGAAAATTTAGCTCGTGGATTGGAGCAGCAGCGTTTTGATATTAATCAAAATTTCTTAAATTCGGAATTACAGCGCAATCAACAAAGACTACAATTTGAACAAAGTTTAGGTTTATTAACTGGTCAAGAAATACAAAACAGAACTCTGCTGCAAGAAAAAGCAAACATTGACTTAGACTTACAAACACAATTACGCAATATTACTAACGAACTTACTGCAGCAGAACTAGTATATCAGCGAGTTAAAAGATCTGAAGAATTAGCTGGTAGAGCAGGAATAAGTGAAACTGGGGATTATGTATCAAGTCCAGAACTTGACCGAGCTAAAGGAGAGCTAGATGCCGCAAAACTTCGTGCAGAAGCAGCAGGTTCAGCAGCACGAGCTGCAGCCAGTGCAAATAAAAGCTTTTTAGATGAGCAAGCAAACGTTAGTGATCGACAAAAAGCCTATGCAGCACAATTTAATCAAGCCTTTCAAGGTATGGCACAATCAATTATTGATTTTGCCAAAACTGGTAAACTAGAGTTTAAGAGTTTAATTACTAGTTTAATTGAAGGCCTGATAAAATATGAACTACAGTTGCAAATGACAGCAATGTATAGCGCCACTGTACGCCCTCTACTTTTTGGCGGTGCAAAGGCTATAGGTACAGCTGTTATGAGTGCATTTACGGGCACACCTACACCTACAGCCATGGGAGCAGCATATAGCGGTGGAATTAAAAGCTATGCTATGGGCGGAACGTTTACTAATCAAATAGTTAATAAGCCCACGCTATTTAAGGCCGCTAATGGTTTAGGGCTAATGGGTGAAGCAGGTCCAGAAGCTATTATGCCATTACAACGAGATAGTCGCGGTAGATTAGGTGTCAGCGGTGGAAGTAACGATGTTAGTGTAGTAGTTAATAATTACGGTAAAGAGCGTGCTGAAGTTAAAGAGAGTACAGATGGACGAGGCAATCGCCGCATTGAGGTAGTAGTAGGAGAAATGGTAGCAGGAGAAATGACTAGAGTAGGTAGTCCTCTACAACAAACCTTTACTAATAACTATGGATTAGCTATGCCTGTTGGAAGGAGATAATTATGACAATACCTACATGGCCAGCAGCGCCTTTTCCACAAACTCCTCAGCGCGGCTATCAAGAAACCATTGGAACTAATATTATTCGTTCAGCAATGGATGCTGGCCCAGCCAAACAAAGATTTCGTAGCCGACGACCTAGTACTATGGGGCTTCAGTTTTTATTAACAAAAACTGAAGTCGATCAACTGCAAACATTTATAAATAATACACTCTATGGTGTTAGAAGATTTACTTTTACACACCCTAGAACTAAAGCTAGTGTAGAGTGTAGAATTGTTCCGCAAGGCGACGGCCAGTTTTTTACACTTAGTTATGTAGCTCCAGATTATTATACTGCTAGTTTACAATTTGAAGTATTACCATGAATAGAATTAATAATTTATCTGCTGCAGCTATTAGAGCTATGTTTGCCTCAGAAACAGAGGAACAAGTAATAATGCTGTTAACTATACACGATCCTGATCCTACAGGATCAGACTATCCTGTTCGTTTAGCAGATAGTTTTACTGGTAGACTAGTTGGAAGTACGTTAGGTTGGACAAATCAAGAGCTAGAAACCAAAGAAGGCTATACTACTGATGCAGAAGTAATTTATGGAGTAACTAGAACTGTAAATAGTGAGTTACAAGAATTTGTATATTTACCTATGCAAATTAACTTACCCCCGGAACAAGAAACCGGAGTAGGTACAATGAGCATTAGTATTAATTACGTTACTCCACAAGCAATTACACTAATTAGAAAGTATTTAACACAACCTACTAAAGTAACTATTGACTTAATATTTGGCAGCAATCCAAATAATACAGAAGCTAGTTTTAGCAATTTTTGGATTACTAGCGCCACATATAATGCTCAATCTATTACACTTCAACTAGATATGATTAGTTTTAGTCGCGAACCATTCCCAAGTTTTAGTTTTACTCCCAGCTATTTTCCAGGACTATTCTAATGAATTATGATAATTATATTGGATTACCATATAAAGAAAATGGTAGAGATGAAAGTGGTATAGATTGCTGGGGTTTGGCAAGGCTTTTTTACAAGCGCGAATTAGATATTGATTTACCTAGCTATGCCGAATTATATGATGGTAGTTATGATGTACGTGTTCCACAAACAATTGAGCACTATAAAGATAACTGGACTAGAACTGATACACCTCAAACAGGGGACCTATGCCTATTTAAAATAATGGGTGAGCCTAGTCATGTAGGCATATACATAGGCGGAGATAAGTTTTTACATAGTCGAGATGGCAAAGACAGTGTAATAGAACGCTTAGATAATCCAATGTGGTTTCGTAGATTAGAGGGCTTTTATAAGTATACTGAAAAATTTAATTTAATACCCGCAGTAGGTAGTCCTAACCCACTGCAATGGAATCAATTAGTAGAAGCTGTTCAAGAAGGTGCAAATGCTTTGGCATTTGCACATTATCTAAGTGCAAAGTATAAATTTAGTGAAGAATACCAGAAAAGACTGATACTTTTTATTGATGGTGTAGTAGTTCCACGAGAACAGTGGGAAACCACATATTTTACAAAAGATAGTGTTGTTAATTATAAAGTAATAGTTCAGGGTCGTGATGGAAAACGCCTAGCAATATTTGCAGCCGTAATTGTTGCAGCATTAGTATTGGGTCCAGAACTAGGTGCTATGGCATATAATGCATATTATGCCGAAGCTATAGCAGCTGGATTGGCGGAGGGTATGGCACTTTCAGCTACTGCTGCAACAGTTCCTACTGCCTGGGCAACAGCTGGAACTATGGCCGTTCAGTTCGCGGGCATGTCATTAGCTAATGCACTTATGCCTATTCGTCCACCAAAAGATTTAGGTCAAGCAGTTCCTACTAGTACGTTTACTGGGGCACAAAATCAAGCTAATCCATTTGGAGGTATACCTGTATTACTTGGTAAAACTAGAGTAACCGGAATACTTGGAGCTGTTCCATATAATGAACCAACTTTTCGTAGTAGTAAGTTGCACCTATTAATTATTTGGGGATTTGGGCCATTATATGTAGATCTTAATAGTTTGTCAGTCGGCGGCACTAGTATAGCTAGATTGATAGGCGAAAATAGTATCACAGACAAAAAGATAACCCTACTAGGAGTTTCTAGCGAAACTGAGTTTGAACGAAAACAGTTTAACAGTTTATATCCTACAGACGTTCAACAAAAACCAAATAGTCCACTAGAGCTTTATAATGATGGTACAGGTACTCAACCTTGGACTTGGGTTAGTTTTACGCAACCTGCTACTACAATCAAATTAGCAATTAATTTTCCAGAAGGTTTGCGAGATATTAAAGCTAGTAAAGGTGAACAAAAAGAAGCTACAGTTAAATTTGCATTTACAAAGCCTATACCACATACATTTCCAGAAAATCCTTCAAACGGTGCAACCGCAGTTTTAGGAGGAGTTACCTATACTTGGGATTCTGATAGAGGAATTTGGCTAACTACAGCAACTCCTGCTTTATCTGGTACTATACAAGGTGCAACGTATAGATTGTTACAAGAAACTAGCGTAGTTTTGCCACCAGTTCCAGCAGGGTATTATAGAAAAACTGTTATTAGTTTACCACCAAATGCTAATGAATTAGTAATAAATCAAGGACACCAAAGTACCACTCAAGGTAATCCAAATCTTGCAACTAGAACAATTACTTATGCTAGCAGCTACACGTCTTTACAAGTTAGAAATACTCCTGGATATAGACAGCAAGATTTATCTATTGACCCTACAATTTTCGATGATGTTCGCGATCCTATATTAGTAGATGCAGTCACAGACCCAGCCTATGATTCTAGCTTTAGTTGGGAACCAAATGTTCCATCAACTAATGTAGCTATTTGGAGCTATGTGCAAGATTCTTCGGGAATTATCTCCTATAGCGATCTGCGAGCAAGCCATGCCGGTATTTCTGCTAATGGATTAACAGGAGGAAACTTATATGCTGGTAATAAAATAACAATTGCAAGCGGATATTTTCAACCTAGTTCAGCAGCCATTGGCGATTTTATAATAAGTCCATATGATACAAGTTATTTAATATTTAGTACTGCTTCTGGAACTCCTGCAAATAAAACCTTTTCTAATACTACTACAGTTACAAGCAGCGCTTGGAAAAATGTATTCTTAAAAGATAACGGAGTATGGAAAGTATCTACAGGAAGTATACCTACTACTGATAGAACGGTAGAAGTACAAAAAACAGATGTAATATTTCCGTTACCAGGTTACTATACAGTAGATTTTAGTGCAGACAATGAAGGCGTTGTAGAAATAGGAAAAACCACTACAACTTTGTCTAGAGTTATTGTGGTAGGAAGTGGTCAAGACGATAATGGTGGTTGGAAAGATGAGCGTGTTTTAAGTAGTGATTATAGCGGAATCGAATTAGCTGAAAGAATAACTAGTATTAATCCTATAAGGGCATTGTATCATGTAAAACCTGGTGAAGAAGGTGCTCACATAGTTAAAGTATGGGCAAAAAATCATGAAGCTACAAGTACAGTTGATAGTAATGGTAATGCAGACATGGGTTTTGCCTTGCGAATAATATATGAGTATGACGGTATTGTAAATATAAACCGTGCAAATACAGGCGAATATGACGAAAAAACTGTTACTAGACTTGAAAAAGATGGTTTCAATGAAATATTTGAGTGGACAAACTTGCCGCGCGCAACCTATACTATTGGAGTAAAGCGCATAACGCAAAGTGACCCTAGAAATGGGGATTGGCAACGTTTGTGGAGAACTTATCTGCAAACAGTAACAGCTTATGATAGTGAAAATAAACCTCCACTAATACCACTACCTACTAGAGAATGGTATAATGATACTACATTAGTTAAAGATCATAGAAACTTGTGCAGAACTGCTATTACTGTTCAAAGCACAAATAAAGTAAACGGTAATATAGAAGGAGTTAATGCATTAGTTCAAACTATTGCATTGGTTTATGATAGTGCTATAAATACTACTACAGCTATTTCTACAGGAAATTTTGTTTTAGGTCAAGAATACGTAATAACTACTGTAAGTGGTACAAATTTTATAAATATTGGAGCAACTACAAACGTTATAGGTTCAAAATTTATTGCAACAAATAATGGTGCTAGTAATGGTACAGGCACTGCTACGCCTACTGGTTGGAAAGAAGAACCTACTAATAATCCCGCAAGTTTATTTAGATATGTACTTCAGCATACAGCTAATGCTTTTCCAGTATCCGATAGCGAGCTAGATTTAATAAAATTACAAGAGTGGTACGATTTTTGTAATAGCTCTAATTCTGCTAACGGTAGGCCTAAGTTAACATATAATAATATACTGACTAATACACAAAACTTAATGGAAGTATTGCGTGATATTTGTGCGGCAGGAATGGCTAGCCCTACTTTTATTAATGGTAAATGGAGTGTTGTTATTGATACAGTAAGGCCTTATACTGTACAACATTTTACACCGCATAATAGTTGGGGTTTTGAAAGTACAAAAATATTAGCGCGAATACCCCATGCTTTTAGAGTTAGTTTTCCAAATGAGACTTTAGCCTATCAAGTAACTGAAACTATAGTATATGATTGGGGATATGGGGAAACGGCAGGGTACGAAGTAACAGCCGGAAACTTTATAGTTGGACAAGAATATAGAATAACAAAGTATGATGCTAGCACATTTTTATCATATGAGCTTCTGTCTGATCAAAGTTATGGCTTAGGCACTATATTTACTGCTACCAGTGCTGGTACAGGCACAGGAAGAGCATTTAGTACAGCAGCACATACACCAAATGGTACAACTATTAAACAAATTAAAGTAGCTAGTCAGTTTGAAAGTATTCAGTTACCAGGAGTTACTAGTCCTGATCAAGTAAGATTTTTTGCTAAATGGCACTTTGCTCAGTTACATAAACGTCCTGAGCGGTATACTTTAAACGTTGACTTTGAGTATTTAATTTGTAGTCGTGGTGACAAAATAAAAATAACGCATGACTTACCTCTATGGGGGGCGGGCACTGGTAGAGTTAAAAGTATTTCTTCAAACGATATTCTTTTAACAGAATCAATATTGTTTAATACATCTAATTCATATCAAATATTAGTACGATTAAACCCACCTTTAACCCCTGCTAATCCAGCACTTAATCAAATCCCTTCATTTAAAGGATCTATACAACCATTAGTTTGGGATACTGTTACATCTACTTGGATAGTTGCCACAAGCCCTGGATATTACGATAAAGTACGTATATCCAGTACTATTACTGGCAATGTTTCAGATATTACTGCAGATAATCTAGTAATGATAGGAGAAGTTGATAAAGTAACTCAAGATCTAATTGTATTAAGTATAGAACCAGGGCAAAATCTAACAGCAAAGCTTACACTAGCTGACTATGCAGAAGATATTTACACAATACCTATAGATGATCTAAATATAGCATTTGACAGTAAAATCAGTTTTGAAAAGCTAGATATTGTAAAAAATCTAATATTTGAACAGCCTATTATAGTTAGAGTTAGTACCCAAAGTATTAATAGTCAAGAAATTGCTCCAGGAATTAATGCTAATAATGCTACTATAACATTTTCAAATGCTGCTAAATTAACATCATTAGCTACTAAAATACAATTTGATATTATTGAAGCGAATGCTTTATTCGAGCAAGACAAAGCAAAAAATCCTCAATATGTAGAAAAAGAAGCTGGTACAATAAATATTATTGGCTTAAAGTCAAATATAACCTATAAAATAAGAGCTCGCTATTCTAATAGCGATAATAGTGTATTTGGTCCTTGGACTGAAGAAATATTATTTTACAATACTGGATATCAAGTGAACGAATTTAATGCCTCCTCTATACTTTTAACCTTAGAAGGAACCAACCTTATAGTAAGGCCAGTAGATACAACAGGAGAATATCCCCCAAAGAATCATATAGGCTATGAGTTTAGACTATATAGAAATTCTGGAACAGGCGATTTCTGGGCAACTGATATTAATCCAGTGGATAAAGCTGTAAATTATCTTGAAAAACGAAATACTTCTACAGCTATTTTTGATTTATTGTCTTTACCAAAGCAGGCGGGCACTATAACAGGTTCAATTAGTGGTACAACATTAACAGTTACCGCTATTTCTACCGGCGGATTAGTAGCGGGTGGAATACTAGATGCTATAGGTATTTCGGAAGACGTAACTATTATAAGTCAGCTAACTAGTACTGAGACAGACGGCAAGTTAGGTCTGCGAGGCACTTATTCTATATCAACAGCACAAACATTTGCTAGTAATACAATTAATGTATTAGTAAAATTACTTGATGAAGTTTCTCCTGGTGTAAAATATAGAATTGCTTGCAGATCTATAGATAAAGCAGGAAATTATAATACAACTAGTCTCTTAGCATCTATAGAATTACGTACTATTCAACCACCTACTCTTGTTGATGGAGGCTAAATATGCCAAGTAAATATGTAGCAGGAGTAGGGTCTCTTATACTAGCAATTGATCGTCAGGATATAATTACAGCAAACACAAGAATACGTGACGACCAGAAAAATTTAAAAGTATGGGTAAGCAGAACCGATCTATTTGAGCCAGTAATTAAAATTATTACCGTTGCTGGCAGTACACTAACTACCGCTAGTGCACATAAATTAAGAATAGGCGATATAGTAAAACCACGAATAACTAATAGTGGTTTTACTGCTGCAACAAATTATTATGTATTGACTGTACCTACAACCACAACATTTACAGTTGCAACTACTATTACCGGAACAACTGCTGCTAGTTTTACTAATGGTAGCAGTTTATCTATTAATTGTGATGTAAACTTATTGTGGGATGCAGAAGGATTACAGGCAACCATACCAAACTTAGAACCAGAAAAAACACACTATTTTAAATATGCACTAGTTAGTGCCCTTGATGCCAGTATATATAGTTTAAGCAGCCAATATAGTTTTATACCTAAAGCAGCAATTGTAGCTGGTACTTCTGATTATCCACCTACTCCATATGGTATAAATATTATAGCAGGAGCACTATCTACTATAGTTGTTACACTACCAGCTACAACTAAAAAATTTAATGCTACAATTACCAGTGGTAGTCAAATAATATCGTTGTTAACAGGTAGCACTAATGATGTAGTTGAGCAACAATCAGTTAAATTATTAAATATTTTAACCGGCACACCTGCTCTTGGTAGTAATACTACAATCTTACAAAAACCTCTAGCAACTCCTACTCAAGCTAACCCGCTTACTACTGGACAGTTAAAACTAGCTAGTAATGCTACAGGTACTGGCACAGCCGAATTATTATACAGTCAAAGTATAGACTATAACACTAGTTCTTATACTAGTAATACAGCCTTATATAATAATGCATCTAGCAGCCATGGATCAACTGTAATATACGGTAAAAAATTAAATTCTCTAGCTGATACCATAACTTTTGCAGATGTACAAACTAGTATAATTGGTGAATTTTCAGATACATTAACTTTTAGTTTTCCTGCTGAACCTGGTACATCTTATGGATTATTCTTCAAATATAGAAACAAAGCAGGTAATTTAAGTTTAGTAGCTGATGGACCTTATAGTATAACAGCTGGAAATGGTATTCAGCAACTAGTTAATATGTTGGCTGAATCTATTACTGAAGGCACACTATATAAAGCCTTACAAACAAGAATATCTAAAATAGATAGAAGTGATGATAGACCGGCCCTAGAGATAGAACAATTAAATAATCAATATACAGTTAAAATTGATGATGGCGGTTATATATCTGGATTCGGACTAGCCAGTACTAGATCTAATGATAGTACAGCTACTAGTGAATTTGGAATTAGTGCTGATAGATTCTGGGTAGCTCAACCAGCTTATATAGGAGCTTCAGCTCCTGCAAGCCCATATACTGGTAGAGTATGGGTAGATACTAGCAGTGCTAATGCTATCAATGAAGGAAAAATAGGCGGAGTAAAGGTATATTATAATACTTATAGCCCTACTATACATAACAAGATAACTTTTCCTAGTGATCCTGCTTATGAATACTGGGAGATTAAAACCAGTCAAGGTATTAAAAATTTAACACAAACTAGTGATCCTACTATTAGTGGAAACGGCTATACTTATAAAACAAAGTGGTCTCCAGAAACAACCTATGCACTAAAAGACTACTTATATGATGAATCGAGTGGTGATTACTATGTGTGCGTAAAAGCTTACACACCTGTAGTATTAACAGATTTAGCTACTAAAAATGCAGGTAATACTGGTAATTTTACTGCAACAGGAACATTTGCTGTAGACAAAACCGTATATATTACAGGAGTAGAAACTGTTATAAGTACTGCTAATGGTGGTGGTAATCAACCTACTACTAAACTTGGTGGCAGCTATAAATCTAGTGGGACTTTTTATTATATAACAGAAGTAAGTGGTAGTGTATTCACCCTAAGCCTCAAAAAGTCTGGCATTCCTATAGTTACAGCAATTAAGGGGTTGACTAAATACTATGAAAATGGTGCATGGGTAACTAAGCGTACAACTAGTTCGCTGCCATTTATTGTACAAAGTACACCATTATATGACACAGACGGCACTACCATAAAAGTACCTGCTGGTGTTTACATTAATGATGCATTTATACAAAATGCTAGTATTACAAATGCTAAAATTGCAGATGCAAGTATTGATAGTGCTAAAATCAGTGAGCTAACTGCCAGCAAGATTAAGGGCGGAACTATTGATGCTGATCTTATTAATGCAGGTGCATTAACTGTTAATAAACTAGATATACAAAGCATGCGCGGTAATGTTGCTAGTACATGGACTATTGCTTCGCCTACTGGTGGTACTAGTGAAATAAGCCGACAAATAGATTTACCGCCAGGTAATTATGAAATTATCCTATACGCTAATTTTGCAAAAGATGATGCCTACAATGTATTTGGTACCTATACTAGCACAATAGTGGCTGAAGTAGCGGGCGTTAGTGGAGCTACTGTAACCGCTGAAGGAAAGTGGGAAAAATTGGAAGATAAGACTGAACTAGACATTAAACTAACTGATAAGACAGGAACTATAACTACACAACCAACCATTAGTCTAACTAATGGACTAGGCGTATCTATTAGTGATAACAAGACTATTAGTATTAGTTTTGATCTTAATTATGATGGTGGCGGAGGAGGAGGTGGTGGATACTAACACTACTTGGAACAATTTACAAGAGTTTGCACAATGGTATAAAGATAATAACTATCCACATAATCCTCCAACAGATGCAAAGTTATACCAAACAGATGTAAGTAGTAGTATTTGCATTTTTCGACAAGGAAAATTTCAAGTAGAGTTTTATATTGCTAGGCCTAACTTTATAAGTAGTAAACACTTTCATAATTTTGAACAAGCAATTATACCTATGGGCGGAACCGGCAGAGGTAGAAGAGGAACAGTTCTATCAGAAGAATCTGACTGGAAAACTATAAGTTGGTTTATTGTAGGAAAAATACTGCCTATACTACCTCAAAACCACTGGCATCAAATTGAAAGTTTTGATACCGGGTTGTATTTTTACAATTGTCAAATGTGGCCAGAAGGGGTTACTCCTACAAGTGCAGTAGTTTCGTACATAGGAGACAGTTTAGGACCTATTCATGATTTAATAAAAGAGTAGTACAGGAATAATATATGGGTAATGTAACCGGCACTATAACCGGCAATCTAGGTGGCAGTATTACAGGATCACTAACTGGTAGCATAACAGCTACCAGTACTGGTGGCACAGTTACGCTAACTAGTGATGCTATTACTAAAACAAAGGTTAATCCTGTTAAGTATAACCATGCTCTTTCCCAAATAGCCAGAGCGTCATTTGCGGTACCTAGTCCTGGTGGAACTTATCAGTTTAAAATTAAAGCACCTACCCTAAACGGCAGCATGCTGCATAAGGGTAGTCTTGCTATTATAAATTATTTAAGCAGCTTAGGTAACTCAACCTATTCACTAGCTATTGCCAGCAGTGTAAACGAAGGTGCTACACTTACAGGCACACTAACAACAACAAATGTTGATCCTGGCACCGGATTTGCTTGGCGTATAGTACATAGTGGAATTAGTAATAATAGTCACTATGAAGAAATTGCTGGTGGATTTATAGTAGGAAATGCTGGCACAGGAACTTTTGACATTAAACCGCTAGAAGATAAGATAACTAATCCTAGCGGGCAGAGTAAAACTTTTACAGTAGAAATAACAAAAGCTGGAACAGTAGTAGCTACAAGCTCTACAATTACAGTTAATGATACATCACTAGGACCAACCTATAGTTTAGCGTTTTCTAGTGGCAGTGTGAATGAAGGTGCAACTGTAACAGGTACCGTAACTGCTACAGCAAATCCTCCAGTTGATGGAACAATCTTAAACTGGACCCTTAAACCGTCTAGTGGTTTTGATTCTACTAGATATTTTAATGTATTAAGCGGAACCGTAACCATTAATAGTGGTAGCGGCACATTTACTGTTACACCACTAGAAGATCGAGAAACTAATACCGGTAAAAGTTTTCAGGTAGAAGTTCGTGATGGAACTGGCACTATTGTAATTGCTGCAGGCACAAGTGTAACAGTAAATGATACTAGTCAAACCCCAGGAGCTGGTGGAGCACTAACACTAACAACTTCTTTAGGCGGCAACTACTTTAGCAGTCTTAATGGTTATGCACTAAGTGAAAGTAATCAATTCTTATATTTCTATCCAGACGGTACTTGGATGGCAAGAGATAGTATGGGGGGAACACAATCTGGTAATTGGTTTACTCCTACTACACCAAACATTGGTGCTAAATACTGGATTAATATTGCTGGAGTAGAAAACTTTCAACTAGGTGGTGGATATAAATCTGATAATATTACCTGGCAACAATTAGGCACAATGCAAAATTGTTATGTAGTATCTTATGGTTATAGGTGCGTAGACCCTAAAACGCCAATACTTGTACAACCAGATGGAACCTCAGTTTTAGCAGAAGAGCTACAAGTTGGTACTAACATATACACAATGCATGAGTTTACAAAGGATTGGAACTACTATCCTGTAAAAGCTATAGCTAGAAATCAACGAGAAAAAGCACTGGTAACATTTACAGATAATTCTACACTGTTATGCTCAACCACACACAAGTTTTATATTCGCAGAAATGAGTGGCTACAGTTGTTTGAGCTTAAAGCAGGAGACTATGTAGCTAGTTATAATGAGGGCATGAAACAAATAGCTAGTATACAGCCGCAAGGCATGGGTGAAGTAATTACACTAGAAATTGAAGATGCACATACCTATGTAGCTAATAAATTAATTTCACACAATATAAAAGCCAGAGATTCAAGTACATTCTTTAGCAATTATATTGGTGAATTTACTATACAAATAGCAGATAATGCTAGTGGCACTGGAGCTCAGCAGGCAGTAGTTACATTAGAGGCTGCCGCAGGCAACGACTTACGGTAAACACCGAAAATTTTATATAAATCCCTGCACTATTCTTATATAGTGCAGGGATATTTTTTGCATTGACTTTATTGAGCCCTTGTGGTATAATAGGTTTAAATTGTAAAAAACCGAAAGAAATTTGAATGCGTTTTTACCGAATATTACGGCATATTTAGTCGACAATAGAATTTAGGAGATTGTACAGTGGAGAGTCAGAGTCAAGATTTAGTTCAAACAATCTCCTTAGTTGCCTTAGCTGTTATTGGCTTAATTGTAGGAGTTCAAAAATTGTTAAAAGATTGGCGTTCTACACAAGCTGAAACCAATATTATACAACTAATGCACACAGAAATAGAGCGTATGGGTGAACAAAACTCAAAGCTAAGCGTAGAGCTTGGCAAGCTACAAGAAGAAGTTATTAGGTTAAATCAAGAATTATCAAAGCTTAATATTGAAAATAGTAAGCTGCAGGAAGAAATTGCTCAGTTAACACTAGAGTTAACACGTTTTAAGCAAAATAGCAGAGGTGCATGATGAACCCAGCAAGAATTAATTATAAAATATATCAAGGTAGTACCTTTGAGGAGGTATACCGCTGGGAGTCGGCCACAAAAACTTATGCTACAATTGCTAGTATTTCTAATAGCGCACCTTGTGTGGTTACAATTATATCTGGTCAACCAGTACCACCTGTAAATTGGAGAGTGCGTGTTACCGGTGTTAGTGGCATGAAAGAGATTAATTTAACTGTAGATGAAGATTACTACTTAACTACAGCTATAAATACTAATAACGTATCAATTAATCAAGTTAATAGTGCCAACTACGGCACCTATACTAGTGGCGGAGTCATGGCATGGAATAGTCCTATTCCATTAACCAACCTAACTGCAAAAATGCAGATCAGAGAAAATATTGATGCCGCACTGTTATTAGAATTAAACACAGAAAATGGTGGAATTGTAATTAATCCTACAGATTATACAATTACTGTTAAAATGACAAGTTCGCAAACAAGCGCATTTAGTTTTACAACAGCTGTTTATAGCTTAGAGTTAACAAATTCTACTAGTGGAAAAGTTACTACGTTTATAGCGGGTAATCTTTCGCTGATTAGGGA